GGTAACGTCGAAGTAATTACCATCCGTGAGAATTGGTAATGCTGCGGCAGAGGCTACGTCGGCGCCTTTAGCCCATGTCTGCCTTGCCGTGAAGGTGTTAGCGCCCGTAGTGGCAATGTTTACTACATCACCTGTGAGAGCATTAACGCTGCTTACGCCAGCGGCAGTAGTGACAGTGTTAGCCCACGCTGAACCGCTGTATACACGCAGAATTTCAATAACGGTGTCAAAGTAAATAGCGCCTGTAAGCAAAGCATTGCCGTCATTATCCAGTGTTGGTGCTGTCGCCTTAGGCCCAAGGTAGCGGTCATCGAAGCTGTCGTAGCTTGCTGCCGCTGCTGTTGCGCTGTTGCTGGCATTAGTGGCTGACGTAGACGCATTAGAAGCTGATGTAGCGGCATTGCTCTCAGAGGTGGCAGCGTTTGATGCCGACGTTGACGCTGCTGTAGCACTGCCTAGTATACCGTCAACATAAACCTTTGTGGTAGCGTCTTGGTTAGCTGTTGGGTCGCCCATTCCAGTAATCTTGTTAGTGCCCATAGCCACAGCGCCGGTCATAGTACCGCCCGCTAGTGGTAGCTTAGTGTCTGCATAGGCTTTAGTAGCAGCGTCCTGTGCCGCTGTAGGGTCGCCAACACCTGTAATCTTGCTAGTACCCATAGCAATAGCGCCGGTCATAGTGCCGCCCGCTAGTGGTAATTTAGTAGCAATTGAATTTGTTACAGTAGTGGAGAAGGCGGCATCGTCGCCTAGTGCAGCAGCCAACTCGTTTAACGTATCTAATGCTGCCGGTGCCGAAGCAACCAAGTCAGCTAGGCCGGTGTCAACATACCCTTTAGTGGCAGCGTCTGTAGGCGCTGTAGGAGTGCCTATGTCTGTTAGGCGGGCAGCATTGAAGTCCACTGTGCCGTTGATAACTAAATTATTGAGAGTTGTAGTGCCGGAAGCGGCTGTAACGTTACCGGTTACATTGCCGGTTACATTGCCGGTTACATTGCCGGTTACGTTACCTGCTACGTTACCTGTGAGGCCGCCTGTGACGTTGCCAGTGACGTTGCCTACAAACCCTGTAGTAGAGGTTATGTTAGTGCCTGTGATGGCTAGAGGGGTTGTAGCGCCTATGACAGCGTTGTTAACTGTGCCGCCTGTGACAACGGCATTGTTTAGATTCTGTGTGCCACTTCCTGTCAACACACCAGAGACGGTGGCAGTGGCCGTGGTAATGCTTGATGGATTAGTGCCGAGTTCAACGGCTGTGCCGCCTGCGTTCTCTGTGAACAAACGCTTGTCTGTGACGTTGACAGCCAACTCGCCTTGAACCAAGTCAGAGGCCGAAGGGACGGCAGCGGCTGTGGAGCTATTCTTGATAATAATCTTGGTTGGCATTGCGGAGCCTCTTTATAAGCTATGAAGGGTAAAGCAAAGGCGGCACAGCCTGTGAAGACTATGCCGCCGTTGTCAAGCTTAGCCGTTTACAGCCAATACAAAGCCGCTATCAGGGCGATAGGTCTTAACACCGTACAGCGTGTCAGCAGTATACAAGCTACCTAGGAACTCTTGCTTGTACTGAGTCTGTGAGCGAACGCCCATCTGCTCTGCCAAGATGAAGGTGTCTTTGTGGATAAGCATAGCACCGCGTACAGCACCGCCTGCTGCGTTCTCTGCTGCTGTTTCCAGCACAGGGCAGTTAGTGGAGACGTATACGTCAATGCCGTACAGATTACCAATGAGGCCATTCTGCACAGTCTTGCCGCCTACGAAGTCACTAGACACATAACGATCAATGCCCATGATAGCGTTACGCAGTGAAGGAGGAATACAAAACACACGATTGTCCATAGGGACATCAGCGTCATCCTGCTTCTGAATCAAATTGCGGAAGCCTACGTCAGTGAAGACGTCAGCAGTGACAACAGTGTCTACTGCATACGCTGTGAGACCAGTAGAGGCGTCAACGTAGAACGATGCAGAGTTAACCCAGCCGCCAGCAGTGCCGTCACCGAGTGTTTGGCCTAGCGTGAACAGGTCGGTATCAACCTGACGGCTCAAAGCATAACCAGCATCAGAGGTGTAGAAGCGGCGCAATGACGCCAACGCCTGAGTCTCTGTGATGTCCTCAATGATGCGTGAGTATTCAAAGTGCTTGTTAATAGTAACAACTACTTCGCTCTCTGTGCTGTTCTGAACAGTGACTGCTGTGTTCTCAGCTTTAGCGTTAGCTACACCACGGATAGGCGCGGGGATATGGATAGTATCGCCCTTCTTGCCTTTCATGGTCATCTTTTTAACGAGGTTTGCAAGAACTAGGTTCTTCTCGTAAGCAGCGCGTACCTCGTCACTCCAAATCTCTGGAATGAACGTTGCCGCGCTAGTGTTGTCTACAAACCCGCCTGTGGCTGGGAAAGTTGAAGTTGCCATTCTGTATATCTCCTAAAGGCCTTAGCCTTTAACACGACCCTCTGCATAGGCTCTCATTATTTCTGGTGAGAGAGCTTCATAGCGATCTGGGTCATCACGCATTAGTTTAATAATGTCAACTCTGCGATATACTTTACGACTGTTGCCGTCTGCAATGCCTTGTGAGCTTCCAGATGAAGCAGCTTTAATGGTCTGCTTCCGGCTGTTTTTCTCTGCGGTGGCTGTAGTGTTAACCAAATGCGTTCGCTCCTTCCAGAGTGAAAACAATTCATCAGCAGCGTCTAAGTCATAGGACTTGTCTGCTTGCTCATATAAGCGCGTTCTGATCTTTGACGCCTGTATCCACTCCGCAAACTTTGCATCACTCAAGATAGTACTCATCTCAGGATGCTTGCGTTGTAGCTCGTTCACTGCCGTACTTTGTCGGTACTGCGAGGAGGTTCTTTCGGCCTCTTGCAAACGTGGGTCATTGTCCAGTAACGCTTTTACAGCCTCGCTCGGATTCGTAAAAAAATCTACGTCGTCAACTGGTTTCTTCTTTTCAGTCTTGAGTTGTGTCTGTGTAACAACGAAGTCATCAACAATCTTTCGCAGCTCCCCGATCTCTGAGCTATGCCGACCTGTCAGCTTCTCAGCTTCTTGGTGCATCCTCACGATGTCCTTGACACTTTTCCCTTTGTACTTGTCGGGGATGTCATCTTCATCTGGTTGGATTGACTCGTCCTGAATCAACTGCTGCTCTTCGTCTGTCTCTAGACGCTCTTCTTCATCAAGCAAAAATGCTGCCATTATTAAACTCCGTGACTTGTCATTGTGGAGGTAACAGAAAGTTGGCCGTTATTCGGCGTTTCTGCGTTCGCGCTGTATAGTCTTTTGCCGATGCCTTGCCCACTTCATAGTGGCACCGGGAAAGGTACCGCTAATGGGGTCTAGGACGCTTTTGACGGCAGAGACTATACGTTTTGCTTTAGTATCACATTCTGTACATTCTGTCTCGCGGCACTCCGAATCTACGAAGGCTTCAAAGACATGGTTGTTCAGACACCGGAAGTCAAAGATTCTCAGCATTGCTGTCTCCGTCTTCTAGCTGTTCTTCTAAAGCGGTAATTTGCTGTTCAAGGGATAGGAAGTGGTTAATGACGTTGAGTTGCCCCTTTCGGAAGTTCAAGTCAGCCTCGTCCTTGGTGAGTTCTATTGAGTTAATACTCAGTGCTTGTTCGGTGTAGTCTTGACACAGGATTTTATACCCGGTGCTGTTACAAAGCTCTTTAATAGCTCCATAATACATTTCCAGCTCTTTGTCAATCATTATTATTCCCCACTGTAGCACATTTATTTCATTTTGTCAAGTCTTTTCCTTGACTTTTACTTGTTTCTTTGCTAGGTGCTGGCTTCATAGTGGCCAGCGCAGCCTCTTCCAGAGCGGCAATGCGCTTATTCAGCTTCTCATAAGACGTATTGATTTCAGCACTTAGGTGTTCTATGTCTCGTAGGCTTACAAACATCGTTATACTCCTTGTTTACTCTCAGTTAATGCCAACTTTGCAATCTGCACTCTATTATTGAAGTTCCGCTCGTCGTCGGTGTCCATAGAAGCAACAACTTTGACACGCTCAGTCTCCAACTCAACAGGGATTGCCTTAGTCTCTGCTTCATACTTCTTAGCGCGGGCAATGAACTCTTGCGCCTGCCCTGCAAACACCGCCACTTGCGCCTCAGACATGGCTTTAGCTTGCGCCTGTGCCTCTTGCTCAGCTTGCTGCTGCTCTGGCGTCTTCTCTTGCGACTGCTTAATCAAAGCAATCATCTCTTCACGATTAGACAGGTTCATATTCTCTATGACTGACTGAATAATAGTGTTATAGACGGGTGATTCAGGCGACATAGTTTGTAGAAGCTGCACTAGCTGCGACACTTCATACTCACGCGCTATGATACCCAAGGAGCTAACCACGTTAAACTTGTAGTCTTTGACGGGGTAGTGCTCAGGGTCAAACTGCATGTAACGGTGGGCTGCTTTGGTAACAAAAGGAATAAGGAAGCTTTCTTGGAAGTTAATCAATGTACGCTTGTGGCGCTTAATCAACGCGCCCAGGCTCATAGAGATGCCGGCAGCAGTGGCTTCACCGTTAATACTACCGGCAATGCCTGCACTGTCCACAGCCCCTGTAGCCATCTGCACCATGCGCTGTAACTCTGCCGCCTGTGCAAACGTGATCTGACTAACCTGTCCAAAGTTGAACGGGTAGAACACTTCGTCAGGGCGTCCATTGGTGAGGATGATCTTACCCGGCTTAATCTCCGGCTTAAACCCTCTAGGCATCCGTGAAGCGTCCATACCCATCATAGGGTGCACAGTGAGGGCCAGTGCGTCAATACGCGCTCGCAACTCTGCATCCAACGCCTTCTGGCTGTTATACCCTTTCTCGCACACACCTCTACCCCAGAAGCGGCTAGGAACGATGTCCCACGGGAAAGCCACTAGAGGACGGTCATTCATCATGTACGGGTTTTCTTCTGCCTTTAACAACGTACCGCCGTTGCCGATGATAACGATGGCCTCGACATAATAGCTGTCATCGTCTTTAGCTTCGTCTGAAAGGATAATGATTTCTTCATCGTCTTCCATAGAGGCTGCGATGAGTAGATGGCGCGGCACTAACCCGAAGTATTTAGTTAGCCGTACTTTGTCCTCTGGCTGATGTGTCAACTCTTGGTCAGCATCTAGGTCGTCTTCCCAGTCACCGCCCATGAGCGGCACATCTCGATAGACACCCTTCTCTTGCTCAATCTCTACAGAGTGTGTTGGCACATAGCGATCTATGCACACACCTATGGCATCCTCGATGCAGGTAGCGACAGGGTCAATGAGAAAGTTCTGTGGCAGTATAGGTACTAGGCGTACCACTGTTCGATCTGTAATGTTAACACCTACGGCTTGTAGGGTGCCTTCCATAATAGGCTGCGTAGCCGGTGCCATCTCTTTAAT